GTTCACCCAAATATTATTGTTTGTTTTGGTCGGCGTAACCGATGCACAATATTTCTGTATATTGGAAGGGTCTGCAATATTCGTATTTGCCGTTTTCTATTTATATCTTCATTATAGAGAACATTTTGTATCACGGCTTTAAGATTTATAAAAAACTAAGTGTCGGAATGAATCCTTGGGTAAACTATATACATCTTTTTATTGTTGGACCTTTGCTGCTTTATATTGGATTAAATAGAGAGAAAACTGAAAGGCGTTATTTCGAAATATTATTGATGCTCGGATTCGCAGCGATCGGATATCACGGTTATTATTTGATTGAATAAAAAATCATCTACATTTTAATCCATTGTTTATTTAAAACGGCTTTTACGCTAGAAAGTGCGCCATTTGTCCATCCTTGGTTATTACTAACAACCTCTCCTACAACAAGCATACCATCTTCGGGGTGTTGAGCCTTATGAATAAATTCCTCTCTATTTTTATATTTATTCGTTAAAGGAGTATAATAGTGTGTTCCAATGGGCCAATAATAATCTTTAATTGCGATTAATTCCAAGTGTTCATCAAGAATACCTAATGATTTTTCTATTAAATCGCAAAACACGTCTCTATTTTTTGGCGTATTTTCTAAATACTTTTTTAGAAAAGTAGCACTGGCGTTGTCGGAATACGCAATCATGTATACTCCTTTACTCGGATCCATTGGTATAATTTTTTGTAAAGGACCGGGAACAATCGTATATCCATTTATATATTTTTTCATTATTTCGGTCGATTTTTTTGAAAATTTCCCATACAGTCTAAGAAAGTTTTGCCCTTTTATTTCATTATAAATACTATTTTTATTAGAAGCACCTGGAATTATCTGTTTTATAGTATCAATGGTTGTAGCAACGATGACTTTATTCGATTCAAATACTATTCCTTTGTCCGTTTCAACTGAAAAGACACGTGGGGTTTCTCCGGTTTTCTTAACACTAACAACATTCATTGATGATTTTATTCTATCAATACCAATTTTATTATGAAGAGTGGTAACCAATAGTTTCCAATCTATATGCAATTTGTCCCAACAACATGCGTTGTCGTCCATTCCATAATTATGTATAACGTCAGATGCGTCTTCATTTTCATAATCGGTATATCCAGCAGACACTAAAAAATCGTTATATAATTTATCTCCTAATATTGGTTTGGAAAACTCTTTAAATGTAGTTCGCGTTTGGGTTTTGTTTTTGTTATATTCGTTTTTTAAATGTTGAATTACCTTTTTAACGTCTACTATTTTATCAATTTGTGTTGAATAATATGGTTTAAATGGAGCTTCTTCATAGGGTAAATTAAGTTCATTTAACAATTTAATTAATAATTTGTCCTTGTGTTTTCTACCTACGCCCGCGCCAGATACTACTTGTGTTCCGTAAAATATATCATTGCCGGTTCTTCCACCAATCCAGTCCTTTTTGTATTTTTCTAAAATAATAAATGAGGTCGATGGCGATGTTTTTTGTATATTATATGCTGCGTATAACCCGGAAATACCACTTCCAATAATAATTATATCATAATACATTTTATATAATTATTATGATATAATTATATCACGCGGATACGATATTTTCGTAGTTTCCCTCCAAAATCCAGATTTTAGAGATATAATAAATAATATAGTTATTATATAATATATTATGCAAAATAAGGCAAAAAAATTAACTATTGCTAGACGTAATAAAAAGATGGGTGGAAAATGGAGTATAAAATATAAAAAAAGTATTAATTGTAATCGTCCCAAAGGATTTTCTCAAAAGCAACATTGTAAATATGGGAGGAAAAATCACACACAAAAGTATCGAAAATAAATAAAAATTTGGGATAATTTGAAAATGGAACTTTTTGCACTTTTATCAATTCAAATACCCATTTTTATATATATAATTATAATGAAATATAAAATACGTTTCATTTTGCAAATTGTAATATTGTATTTGTTTGTTTTTGTTATAACATAAATCATATTCATTTATACATGTTGAAACTTGTAATAGTCCTTTATAAACAGCTAAAAACCCATTATCATATAAATTATGACAATATCTACACATAAATTCTACAACATTTTTATCATTTTTTTCAATATTATTTAATATACATCTTGGTTTTATATGCGCCGTTTCCAATAAACACAATGGTAATTTTTTATCACAAATTATGCACACGGGTTGTTTATTTAACTTTAAATAATTTCTTAACTGTTGTTGTTCCTTCCTAATTTCTCTCAATTCATATTTTCTATGATTTTTGTTGTATTTTTTATAAAATCTAATAATAATTTTTGAATAATAATACTTGTGGTCGTTTAATATTATATCCCCTTCATTAGACAATTCATAATTGTTGTTATGAAAAAAGACAATTTGTTTTTTAATTAAAGCTTTTAATTCTGCCTGTATAACATTTATTTCAATAGAATCGTCATAACGAACCCTTATGTAATTATGTATATCAATTGCGGTGTTTTTATCTTTTAAAATAAACGAATTAATAATATAATCTTTCATATTATTAAAATATTAGTAAAATACGTTTAAGTATATTATAATGAACTCCTGCGACAATGCTTTTCCCGTCTACGGAGTTCACACGGGAAACTTCGACGATCGCTTATGATCCCCTCAAAACCATAATGTTATAACCTCTTTTACCTGGATTATTATTTATATCAACGCCCTTGCTCTTTTCTTCTTTGTAGTTTATCTTTTCAAATTCTTCTCTGAATTTTTTCTGTGTTTTCAAGAACCTTTTCCCGTTTATTTTGCACCATGTTTCGTATATTTCGTATATGTCTTTTAGACCAAACCTTAAATTGGGTTTATCGGTTTTTTTACAGCATGAATTAGTAAATAACAACACATCATTATTGATTAATGGATCAGATGAAATAGTTGTTTGCATAACAGGTGTAATCGTCGAATGAGTTACTATGTCTAACGAACATATATCTGGTTTAGCTTTATCATACAAATATAACCAACCATCGGGAGTTTTCCAATAATATTTTTCAGGTAATTCATATGCATCTTCTATAAAATCATCGCTGTCTTCGTCTGTATATCCGTGATTATTACTTTTTTGTTTATATTCTTCTTTTATAACTGAATAATATACTTTATCTCCGCGAACAAAATATGGGTTGTTTTTTATATTCGTATCAGATTTTTGTATATGATATTTTTCTTTATCAAAATGAAAGATGTGGGTTTTATTGTTTATATAATCTAATATTCTGATAGGTTTTTTACATACTTCTTGTGTTTTTGAGTTTACAGCAGATATATATGATGAAATGCGACATTCTCGTATATAATTGGTCAATTTTTTACCAAGATCTGTATCAATATGCTTTGCATTGAATCTTAAATTATAATAATTATCTTTATCTTCTTCAAATACCCCTTCTTTTTTTTCATAGATTGTAGAATAAAACTGTTTTTTTTTGTATTTTTCTAGAAAAACGTCAATATTCATTTCCTTTATTTCATTAATGCAAATATAGTCGGCGAACTTTCGTTCTTTACACCACTTTCTAATTTCAATATCATCCATGTCGTCAATACTTATTAACGAATAACCGTTCATTTTTTTATCAAAGTGTTTATTTGTTTTTAAATTTTTTCGTTTCTTAGACACATCAATATATTTCATATATTTACCAAACTTTAAATCACCATTATCAAAAATTTTATTTTCCAACAAGTCTTTGATGTCTTCCCAATTATCGCAATCCATAATATATTTTTCTATTTCTTTTATAAATTTCACATAAAAGTTTTGTATTACATCTTGTAATTCAGGAGTAGTCCATAAGGTAAGTTTCATAAGTCCGTTTATTAGTTCTGTGTCGTTATATTTTCCTTGTAATCTTAGTCGTTGTGAAATATCGGTGCAATTAAATGACGCATGAGACACAAAATACTGATCTGTTAAATGAAGTGAAAAATCATCGTAATCATCGCTTGTAAACGAATAACCTCTTTCTCCATACTTACCCGTTATGGTTATAATTGTTTTATATACAATAGGCACATCGCTTTTTTCAAATAATATTCTTAGCAACTTATAGACAAGTTTTATATTTAGAATTTTTGTATTAATATCGAAATAACAATAATTATTCGGTAACCTTTCGGATTTTTCAGTATCTATAGATGAACCATATACTCCTCCTGGTTGCCACAGCCTAGAACTTGTTGACGATCGGTTTTTATCCCATTGAGACAAATATTTAAGATTTTGTTCGTATTTTTTTGATAAATATAATCTTAAACAATTTCCGTGATATATCACAATAAATATATCTGAAAAATCCTTAATTATTTTATCCACTAAACAAAATTGGCTTGCTCTTTCCTTCTCTTCGCTAATTAAGAACGAATTATATTTAGAGTTCGGCCTTTCGCGTATTTGTTCTATGATTTTTTTAATATTAATATTGTAATCTTCAACGATATCATAACGTGTTTTCTTTTGTGGCTTGTCTGCATCTTGGTAATTCCACCAAGAATGCACGTGTTTTGTGTTAAAACTTATTGAATCATTAAATAATCCATAATAATCGCACGACCTAGTCATTTTATGGACCTTTGATATTTTAATTTGTATATCCGCCTGGTCGCTTAAGCGCGTCGTTATGTTATATAATAGAGAATGTGCCGTCCCGGTAATGTGCAGTGCATATTTAACCTTTTTATATATTTGAGCAATTAGTATTTCGCACGCAGTTATATCTTTTTTATCGTTGTCGTTACTTCTATCATTTGACGAGGTAGGAGACATTAGATCACTTTCATCAACTAATATTGTTATATTAACCAGTTCGTCATTATGATAGATATATTCACTGAATTTTGTATTTATTTTTGCTAATTGTGTATAGTTCATTAAACAGCAGTATATGTCGTTTGAGTTTATTGCCTCCTTGTTGTTTAATTTATTAATAGTGTCGTTGCTATTGATATCCTTTAATTCTGGTAGTTTGTAATCCTTCCAATATTCAACATTTGTTTCCTCAAAATATTCTTGTAATTCGTGATTAAACTTTTCAAATAAGGTTTTAATAAATTGAATATTAAAATTATAGTTTTCCGTGCCTACAATATCATCTTGTAATTGTTTTTGGTCTATTGTTAAATTCCTAAAAATATACAGGACGGGCCTTTTTAAAATATGAACGGAAATCCACATTATTATACACGCCTGAACCCGTTTTCCCAATTGTATATCCCCCCATAATAATTCTATTGTCGATTTTTCATTTTCTTCTAGATCAAGTGCAGCTAATAAGTCTACTTCAAAAGAGGGCGAATCAATATTTTCTGGTATATTTTTTAATTTTATCGGATTTCCCCCCCAATTATGTCGTTCTAGGCTTTCACCATTGATATATTTACACTTATCTAACATTACATTTATAATTTTTTCAAGCGGTTTTTTAAATATGTCGTTTCTTTTTTTGAAAAACGTATTTATTTTATCTTGTAAATATGTGGGCATTTATGTATTTAATATATAATATGAAGGCAAATCTTTAAATAGATTTTTATATTTATAGAAATAAAAATGCCTTGAAAATATATGCCTAACATTATTATTATATAATAATGTCTCGCAAAAGCTATGATTATAAATCACATATAATTCGCATTATATGCGAGAATATAAGACGAACTAGTAAAGCGGCTTGGTATGGAGATAAATAATATGAAGCAATCCGAAGTTTTCATATATAATCGCATATGCTAACGATGAAATTTGCCTCCCTCTGACTATTACCGGCGTTTTCGTCTGCAATCTGAAACGGTTTACCGCACCCATAGATCAAATCTTGGTTTTTTAAGTCGTCGCATATCTCTTTTGTCGAGTGGGGATCCATTTGTTTCCCGGTTTTCTTGACGACCCCGTGTCTGAAAATACCACAATTTAGTTTTTCGATGATTATCGGATCGGAACAATGTGGGCATACAATTACACTCTCCGCGTCATACACATGTTTTCGAAGTTTATTTGGGAAACTCGTTCTTTTATCCATCTAAGATATATACGGTAAACGACCTGAACGTTTACTATGTTTACATAATATATGTTATCGAACTTTATCCAAGATATTATCGACCGAGAACAGCAAAATCCGGATCTACAATCAACCATTGATGTGCAGGCAATATTGCGTGCAGCCG